GCCACCAGGCTGTTATCACGCGCCGTGACCAGCCGCATGTGCCTCACGTTGGCGCAAGCCTTGACGCCGCACGTGTGATCAATCTGCTTGCCCTCAGGAACCGGACCCCGAAGGTGTTCCCAAACAGCGCGGTGTACCAATACCTTTTTGCCGCCGCCGATGGTCGTGCGTCCGTAACCTTTTTCGTCGGTATAACTGGGCCAGACGCGGCAGCCGGTTTCAGGATTCAGCACCAGCCTGGCGATAATCCGCTCAATTGTGCTGGTTCGCGCCTGAAGCGCGCAGCCAGGAGAACAAAACCGCCGCCCCTTCAGCTCCCCAACCTTGCCGGAAGTCGGGCCGAACTCCTGGCCGCATTCCTCGCAGATCATTGTTGCGCTCGCGAAGGTTCGCTGCGCCAGGCCCGAACACTTCCGCGAGCAATACTTGCGCGTGAGCAACTCCCCCGGATGGCGGGGACGCGTCGGTTCAAACCCGGCGCCGCACCATTCGCACGTCCTTACGCCTTCTTTGAATACCTGCCGCGCAAGGTCCGCACACTTTCTGGAACAGTACTTCCGCCGCTTGACAACCGAGGGACGCGCGGGGCCAAGTTCGGCCCCGCATTCCAGACACTTCTTTGATCGCTTGGCCATGGCTCAGTATGATATCATCTAAGCCATGGAAACAGCGACTACCCGATCAGGACACAAGCCCATTCCGGGCGTCTGGCAGCCCAACCAAAGGCTATATCGCACCGTGTCACGAACACGTCGGTGATGACGTTGTAGTCGCTGACGACGCGGATGCTGAGACCGGTGTCCTTGTCCGTTGCGCGGGAGCCGAAGTGGACGCCCTTGGGCATTTCCAGAGCCACGGTGGCGTAGGTGAACGCATGGCGGTGATAGGCCAGGTTCATCGGGTAGCCGGTCGCGGACGAGCCGATCCAGGTGATCGCTTTGCCGTCGCCGGCCGCCGCGTTCACGGTCTTTGTGGGACCGCTGGTCACGATGGACGGGTAGATCGGCAGCGCCGCGATCGCGTTGGCCGATGCGGTCGTGTCGGCCGTGACGGTGAACTGCTGGAGGTAATCCAGAGTGTCGCCCGATACCGGGTTGACTGCGTAGACATCGGCGATCGTGAATTTGTCGCCCTTCTTGATCACCGCCGCGGCTGTGGTCAGCCCGTCGATGGCGATTGTCGAGCCCGTCTGTGATGCGCCGTTGGTCAGCACCGTGCCGGCCGTCTGGCCCATCGTGTGGGTGCGGACGTTCTGGCTCATCGCCCAGTCGAAGCCGAAGGCCTGGCCCATGCGGCCGGACTTGTACTGCTTGCCGACTTCGCTCGAGTTCTGGAAGAGGCCCTTCAGCGCGTCCACCGCGGCGGCCTGAGCGCTCGGAGTGACCACGAGGTGACGGTCGCCGTCCAGCGGGCAGCTGTTGTTGTCCAGCTTCGCCCCGGCGGCGAGGATCTTCGTGGTTCCGCTGGTGGCGAGCGTCTCGCCCGCGGTGCCTGCCCAGTTCGGCGTCTTCTGGTACGCCATCGTGAGACCGGACACCTCGAAAGCGTTGGCCAGAGATACGGCCGCGCTGTTGAGGTAACGGTCGGCGAAGCGGTCGATGGTAAGCGTCAGGTCTTTCGATGTGAACTGAAATGCGACGTTCTTCCGCTCGTTGATCGCGAGGTCGATGGTCGACTCGGTCACGTCCTGAATCTGGCTCGTGATGTCCGCGCCGTCGTTGGCCACGAAACGCGGGGGAACGCGCAGCTTGTACGTGTCGCCGATTTTGTCGAAGCGCTCGTCGTACTCGTGCGATGCGCCCGCGGCGAACGACAAGTTATTCTTGAACCGCATCAGCAGTTCGTTTGCGATGACGGTTGGTGTGAGAAGTGAATTAGCCACTTAAAACTTTCCTTGGGTGTTCAGCGCTCGCCCGCGCGGCGGCGGCGTACGTACTCGTCGAAGTCGGTAACTTCGCCGAGAGGCTTTTTCGCCGCGCCTGCTTTGGCTGCGCCTACGGGCCGGATGGGTTCCGGCGCCTTTGTTACAGGGGTTGTCTTCTTTGGCTCAGATGGCTTGAGTAACTCTGCTTCGATACGCCCGATGGCTCTTGCCGACTGCACGGCATCGAGCTTCGAGATCTGCGCGGCAACTTCGGGGTTCTTTGCCAGCCAGTAGGCCAGCTGCGGTCCGTGATCGGATTCCAGCAGCATGTCGCGAACAGCTGCGGAAACCGGCACGTCAGCCGCGGATTCCATCACCTCGTCGTAGTCGCCGAGTTTTTCCCGGATGGCGTTCTCGCGTTCGGCCCATGAGTCCACCAGCTGCTGCTGGCGGTGTTGCGCGGCTTCTTTCTGCTGCGCTTCCTCGCGGGCCTTCAGCTTCTGCTCGACTTTCCAGTCGGTCAGGGCCTCGTTGTACTCTTCCCACGTTGCAAACTTGCTCTGGTCGGGCTTGCTTTCCGCCTTCGCTTCCGTCTGCGGCGCAGCATTGCCGCCAGCCTGTCCGGACTCGAGCTTTGACAGACGCTCCAGCAGCTCATGCTTTTCGCGCGTGAGCTGGGAGATGCGCCGCTGGAATCCGCCTTTCGGCTTCTTCTCTCCGGCTTTCTCTTCCTGATCAGAATCCTGTTCGCTCTGAGCTTCTTCTTCCGACGTTCCCGAATCGTCAGCGCTTTCAGCCTTCTGCTCTTCCGCAGTAGCTACGGGTGTTTCTTCGCTGGTCTCTTCAGCCTTGCCGGATCTCCATGCCTGGTAGGCAGAGAAATCCTCGGGCGCGGCTGTAAGAGCCGTGTCGTTGTCTTGCACGTTTTCTCCGTGGATTTTCGCCGTGTATTGAAAGGCCCGACGGCTAGGCCCGTTGCAAAAAACTTATGCCGCTTTTTTCGGCTGCTGTTTCGCTTCGGTCTTTCTCATCTCGATGGCCTGTTTGTGGCTTCTCTCGGATGAGTCGATGGACTGCATGTGCTGGCGGTCCGACATATCGACCTGCTGCATATGGCCTCTGTCCGCCATGTCCACCTGACGGGCGTAATCCTGCTCGCCTTCCGCGGCTGAGTACAGCGCATCCATGTCGCGCGACTCCATGTCCCGTTCGAACTGCATGTCCGCCGATTCGGTGGCGTACATGTGGTCAATGCGCTTGTGCAGCAGCGCCATGTCGGCCTTGAACTGCTCGAGATCAATGACCTGCGCCTGCTGCATCTCCAGCTTCTTCAGCTCGACCTCTGCCTGAATCGCCGCGACACGCTCCCGGCTCTCGATCTCCATCCGTTTGATTTCGACGGCCGCCGACTGCTCGGCCTGTTTGGTGTTGATGGCCTCGGTCTGTTCGTTCAGCGCCGCCGTTAATTGCTCATTGAGCATGGAAAGCTGCTGGAGCTGGGCCTGTACCTGCGGAGGCACGGGCATTTTTTTGTCGTCTTCCGCTAATTCCGGAGGAAGCGTCTTCTTGATTCGCTCGGCAATTGCCTTCGCCCCCGGCCAGTCCATGTTGCTGACCATCAGGTCTCCGGCGATTGCCATCAGCTGGGGAACCGCCTGCGTCAGTTCCAGCATTGCTTCCGCGGCATGCTGGCGCTTCGAGCCGTAGGAAGGACCGACGCTGACGGTCACATCGTATTTGCCCGTGGAGAGGTCGTAAATCTTTTCAACGCCTGACTCGTCGATGAACGCCTCGTTGATCCTGACGGTGCGTTCCTGGTCGTCCTTGCCCAGAATGCGCATCACCCGCGGCGTGTCGTAGATCTTCGGGATCAGATCGATCAGGACCCTGCCCAGATGCCGGATGGCCCGCGTGAGGTTGTCGGCGAAGTGGAAATTGCTGGTATCCGATTCCTGCTGCCTTGCCAGGATGGCGCGGCCGGACTTCTCGTTGGACTGGTTGCCCAGCGCTGCGTCGAAGATTCCCGTGGTCGCCTTCAGGTCGTCCGAGGCCAGCATTCTGGCCTGCGTGATCGCCGCTACCGCGGGCTCGACGTGATTCCGCTGCGGCGGGGGAACCAGTTCCTGGCCTATCGTGGTGGGCTTGTACGGCAGAACCGCGAAGTTTCGGTTGTTCGCGTTGTCCCAGATGTGTTCATAGCCTTCGATCTGCCCTTCCGCAGCGATCCAGGGGGCTTTGGGAGCCAGGGCGATGAGTTCGGTCTCGGCGCTTGCCCAAAAATTGTACATCTGCTGCGGGCTCTTGGCGTGCCGCACGATGCCCGCCAGCTCGCGCTTGCCGTCCACGTCCAGCTCGTCGCCCAGCACGGGGATAACAGGGATCCATTTCCCCGGCCATGTCTCGCTTTCGAGGATTTCATGGCCGTTGGTCTTGACCCAGCGGATGACGGTCTCCTCCGACATGCGCTTCTGCAGCGGATTGCAGTCCGCCGGGACTTCATCCGCCCAGTACACCTGGCCGTTGTCGCAGAGGACGATTTCGCGCGGCTTCGTGTCCACGTAGAAGTACTCCGCCACGCGGACGCCGTCGCCGTTGATCCAGTCGGTCTGCCTGTCGCCTGTCCCGGCGAATTCGAAGCCGTTCCGCGATGCCTGCGCTTTCGGGAACTCCCGTTTGAACTTCGAAATCGGCATCCGGTCCACGACAAAGCAGAACTGCGCGTCCGAATAGTCGGGCTCCGTGCAGGACGGATCGAAATACACGCTGAACGGATTGCGGATCCGCTTGATGCAGATGTCCTGGTCGAAGCTCTTCGCCTCCCGCTCCGTGACTACGCGGAAATACCCGAAGCCGTGGGTAACAGCGCCTTCGAACGCCGTGTCGTAGGCCGTTGCGGCGTTCGAAGCGTTCTCGATCCCGCGGATGATGCCCTGGTAGACCTCCGCCGTTTCGGTGTCGTTGTCTTCGACCGCCGATACCTGGATCGCGGGCCGGTTCTGCCGCTGGTCGTTGCAGATCTGCTTGATGTGCGCCGGCAGTTTGTTGACCGTCAGGCACGGCTTGCGCTGCCGCTGCCGGTCCTGGCGGATGTCTTCGTCCCACTGCTCGCCGTTGCGGAATTTCAGGTCTTCGAGCGCTACGATGCGGATTTCGGATTCCGCTTCCTCGGCCAGAGCGAAGCGTTCGCGGATCTCCGCGAGAAGCTGTTCGTCGTTCACTTCGAGCCTTTCGTGACGATGCCGTAGAGTCCCGCCATCACCGCCAGCAGCAGCTCGGGCTTGTCGAGAAGCAGCGGATGGCGCCAGATCATCAGGCCGGCGAACGCGAGTATCCCGAGGCCCATCAGAGTCGAGGGCCAGTGACAGAATCTGTCTTTCATTTAGTGAAACCTTGATGGATTGCGGGGACTGCGTCCCGTGCGTCTCGTGTACTTCTTTGGCCCGCCCGCCCGCTGCCAGTGCTGCGCGGCCGCTCCCACTTCGTCCGGCAGGGCCGGGGGCTGTACCGGGGGAACGCTCGTCAGGTCGCCCGCTTCCGCGACGGGCAGCACGGACAGGACCAGCTCCAGCACGGAAGCGCTGAAGCCGAAGTTCGGTACCGTAACGGCCTGCGTGCCCAGCGTCAGCGTCTGTACGCTGACCAGCACCGTGCTGGAAGCCGATACCGTAACCGCGGGAATGCTGGCCGTCAGGGAGAGTACGTTAGCGGATACCGTGACGCCCGGGCTGGCGCCATTGTTGTCCCACGTTCCCGGTTCGTCATCCCAGGTGTTCGGGTTGTCATCCCATGTCCCGCTTCCGGACGACGTGCTCACGGACGGCGCTGTCAGGCTCGCTGTCAGCGTCTGGACCGCGGGGGATATCGTTACCCCGGCTGAGACCGACGGGCTCTGTACGGAGGCTGCGATGCTCTGTACGGCCGCGTTTACCGTTGACCCCGTGCTGATGGTTGCCGCGGGGATGGTTGCCGTCAGCGTGAGGACGTTCGCGTTGACTGTCTCATCGGTGCCCCCGGCCGCGATGCTGTAGATCCTTCGCGGCTGCGGGGGTTCGGTCAGGGCCCAGGGTTCGGCGGAAAGCCAGCGGGCCATGTCGTCCGGCAGCGCCACCGGGTACCAGGCGAACGTCTCCACGACGTTGTGCGCGGTGCTGATCGTGGCGTTGCCGTCGCTCCAGGTATGCGAAGCGAGCGACGGCGTCCGTGAACCGGCCAGTCTGCCCTTGTAATACAGCCTCTGGCTGGTGGACTTGTACGTGGCTACGAACGTGTGCGATCCGCCGTCGTTTACATTGATTCCGCTGGTCGAAATACGCTGCGCGGCAGAACCGGCGTCGAAGAGAACCTGGCCGCTGTTGTTGTAGACCAGCGTTGTTCCGGCCCCGGAAGCGCGCTGGATTACCGAGCCGGCCGTGGAAGCCCGGTTGGTGAAGCGCACCAGTATGGTGAACTCATCCCCGGAACCCGTACGGTTTGTGGGAACGAGCAGGTTCGATCCGCCCTGATAGATCCCGCGCGGCGTCCATACCGGGGGGTTTGGCGCCCCGGAGATGGCGATCCGGCTGCCCCTGACAATGTCGGCGGGCAATCCGCCGTGCTCGTTGACCGGGTAGTACGCATCCAGGTTATCCGCCAGCGGATGGGCAAGGTTGATCCTCGAGCCGCGGGGCGGCTTCTGCCGCGTATACCTGCGGTCGGGGACAACGATATTCGCCATGGGCCGGGACTAGATGCTGATGCCGTCTTTTCTGTAGCTGCAGTCTGCTGAGGTGATGGTGTCGGTGGTGCCGCTGCGCGATACGCCAATCTGGAACGAGTACACGCCGCTCACGATGAAACTGGCCTGGCACGGGTCTGGCGTCTTTTCTACCTGGAAACTCATGTACGGCTGGTTGTCGTAATTTGTCCCGTCGAGCGAGGCGTACACCTTCACGTTGAGGTAGTCGGTAGGGCTTGCGACCGGATTGTAGTCCACAGCTACATGCGCCGACTCGCCGGGATTGAGCGTGATCTGGGGGTCACCGCTGAACTGAAAAACCTGCTCCGTTGTGATCGACGTCAGCTGGGTCGCGTCAACTTTGCTGGACCATGCCATTGTTCAAAATTCCTTCTACGAGTACGTAATCCGCGTGCCCGCGTACTTGTACGCCTGCTGATACCAGCGGTTCTTTTCCGTCTGCTGTTCCGCGTAGATCGCCTTCACGCGCGTCTGCAGCTGCGGATTGGTCAGGCCTGATGCCGGGCTGAACGGAACGACGGAGAACATGCTCGTGCCCGCATCGAGAGCCGCTTTCTCGCCGCTCGTCAGAATGGCCGCCGCCATTTCGGGGAGAGCGCTGGACGGAGTCGGGACCACATTCGCGCCCGCAACCTGCACGGGCGCTGCGACCGGAAAGAGGAAGAGCAGCGTATAGCTCTTCTCTCCGTCGCCTTCGAGGACGGTGATTTCGTTCGCCATGGCTAATTGAGATTCAATATCCCTTCCGCGGCGAAGGTTATTGCGAAGGTTCCGTTCGACGTTGACTTATCGCTGCCGAAATCCAGATAGCAGATCAGCTTCGATGTGGATGCGGTTCCGGTGCTCTTGTAGATCACCGCGCCGCGCGCGGTAATCGTGCTCGTGGTCCAGCTCACGTCGGCCGCGTCGAAGACGCCTTCGTTGTCCGTGTTGTCGACGCTGACGCTCGGAGTGAGGGTCGCGCCGCCGGACGTGTAGCCGGTGCCGGTGACCTCGTTCGTCACGTCGTCGAAGTTGTCGTGGGCGTCCTGGTCGGGCGTGTAGGAGCTGGTGACAAGCGCGATCTTGAGCGTGTCGGTATCTAAGTCGATACCGCCGGACATAATGTCCCTTTTGAAACTATTGAATATCAGATCTGCCATTTGGCGTATTTACCTCACAACGAATTCGGTCTATGATGTGTCGCGTGACCCGTTATCGCTACGTAACCCGTCCCGGTCATCCTCTGGCCGACAGCCAGGGCCATCTTCCGGAGCACCGGGCCGTTCTCTACGACAAGATCGGGCCGGGACTGCACCACTGTCACTGGTGCGGCGCGCTGCTGCGCTGGACAAACGGCGCGTACACCAGAAAAGGATCGATAGTCACCGATCACATCGACGGGAAGGCGCGCAACAACAAGCCCACTAACCTGGTTCCAAGCTGTCAGTCGTGCAATCTGAAGCGGCACAAGAAGAATCTCGTGAAGGATCACGAGATATACATCCTGCGCAAAAGCAATCCCGGCAGGCATCGGGCTGTCGCGAAAGAATGCCGGTATTGCGGTTCCGTGATGCTCGTTTCCATTTCTGAAACGCGGCCTAATCACGGACTCTTCTGCTCACGCTCATGCGCCCGGCGCGGAGGCACGAGGAAGACGCATAAGAAGCGCCGTTAGCTCGCCGCTGTTTTTACTTCGGCACGGCCGTCAGCGTCTCGCCGTTTGTCCACGAGGAGCCGTTGTACGTCTCCACGCGGTAGTAGGTCAGCCGTCCCGGCGTTGCCTTGACGTTGATCGTGCAGCCGCCCGAGCAGCTCACGGGCGTCAGGCTGTCGCTGTCCGCGTACGCGAACGGCGTAACGGAGGCGTCCGTCAGGCAGGCCTCCGCGCGTTCCGTGCAGGCGAATGTGGACGGGTCGTGCCCGAAGCGCACTCTTGCGTGCGTCATGCCGGCTCTCGGGCCGATCTTTACCTTCAGCCCGCCGAAGTCGTAGCGCGGATTCGCCGGCCTCAGATACGACGGCATCCTGTACAGCACCACCGCCGGCCTCACGCCGTCAATCAGCGATCCCGAGTACACCGCGCCCCAGGTTCCTTTCGGGTTCGTCCGCGTCTGCCAGTAGCCCGGAGGCAGGCCCGGCCCGGCCAGTCCCATCGTCAGCAGCTGCTGGTGCTGTCCCAGCGGCATTTCGGTGTCGGATACGAACCGCCGCGTCCAGCCTTCGATGCCCGCCTGCGACCAGTACACGCACGGCTGCGCCGCCCAGGAGTTGCCGGTCTCGCAGGCTCCCCCGCTGTACGCCTTCGGCAGCTTGACGTAGGTTTTGTTGATGGTTCCCGTCCCGCAGGCTCCCGCCGCGTAGTTGTGGCAGATGCTGAACGCCGGCATGTCATCGACATCCCCCGTTCCGCTGCGGTCCTTCATGGCGAAGTATCCCGCCCAGCCGATCAGCGCCTGTTTCTTCGCGTTCGTCAGCGTGCCCAGGGGCTGGATCTCGTACACGTCCGTCATTCCCCCCACGGCCGTCAGCGTTCTCGAGCCCAGCGTTGCCGTGCCGTTGCTGTTGTTCATGGCGTTGGCGTCCGAGGTCCAGCTGAGGTCCGCGTCCGCAGCCAGACCGTGCGTCCGGCTCAGGTACTGCTGCAGGTAGCCGTTGCCGATCCCGGCCGTGATTCCTGCGAACTTCGGCTCCCCGTTCGTCGTCACGGTGCTGCTGATCACCGGGTACGGCGTGTGCAGGTCGCTTGCGGAGCTCAGTATCTGCCCCGTCGTGCCCACAAACAAACGCCGGTCCTGCGTGTACATCCCCGTCGTCGAGTGCCCGCCGCCCGAATGGTTGCCTTCGCCCGAGTACGTGATGGTTCCCGCGGAATTGAAAACCAGGTCCAGCGACGCCGCGCCGCAGCTGTTGGTCTGCCCCATCAGCATGCGCCACGTGAAGCCGTTGGCGTGCGTCATCTGGGCGTCGCTGGCCGTGCAGTAGCTGCTCCGCGGGGAGTCCGTGGCGTCGTGCCGGCAGCAGTAATCCCACACGCCGTTTCTCGACACCACGATTTCTTTTTCCGTGCCGCTCAGCGCGGTGATCTTCACCACGCGGAAGTATTCGCCCGTCGTGTGCGCTTTATTCTCCAGCCTGTCTCCCACGCGCAGGGCCTGCGGCATCGTATCCGCGGCATCAGAAGGACACGCCGGCTGGCCGGCAAGGGCGTCCGTGTTCGGCAGCGTGAAGCACGGGTCGTGCGGGATCTTGAACGTCACGCACTGGTTGCCCGTCGCTCCGTAGTCTTTCAGCCACTGCGGAATATCTTCCGGACAGGTCTTCAGGTACGTATTTCCGGCGTCGCCGATGGGCCACTCGAGCGAGGTGTTGCTATTCCATGTCCCGTCGGCGTTTTTCTTTGCCGCGGGGGTTAATTCGAACGGTCCGCCGTATCCCCCGCCGAACCCCACCGTGCCCAGCGAGTTCATGCTGATCATCAGCGTGTCGGCCCACATCTGCGAGGGCTGGACGGAATGGCACGCGCCCCAGCGGGCGTTGGCCGGCAGGTCCTCGGGTATGCCCTGAGCGGTCGAGAAGACTTTCGTGATGCGCGTCGTGGTCAGCTCGAAGACGGCAATCAAACAGGGTCCCGAGTCGCCCGTGACGCCGGAGACGCCGCCCATCTTGTAGAAAAAGGCTTTCGTTCCGCTGACGCCCGCGAAGCCCACGGTGCCGTTCCAGTTGACGTTGTCCCACTCGTCGCCGGACGGCTGCAGGGCCGCGGCCTGGGCCGCCAGGTCGCATCCCGTCCCCGCCGCGCGTCCGCACTCCGCGCCGCCCGACGGCTTCATCAGGTTCTCCCACGTCATGCCGTCCAGAGCGGGCAGGTCCGCGCCGTCGAAGGAATTGTTGTCGCGGTATTTCAGGCCGGGCGCGTATTCGGCGGAATAATCCCCGCCGTAGGTGATCCGGAACAGCGACTGCTTGCCTCCGGACACCGTGCCCATCCAGTACCAGGTGTTCGCCGCGGAGGGGTCGGGGTAGACGGCCGTCGTCGGCGTCTGGATGGCCGTGCTCATGCGGTCGGCCGCGTCCATGGAGCTGAACTTCGCCGGCTGGGTGGCGAACATCGAGACGTAGCGGATGACGCTCAGGTCGTCCGATACGAAGTACCAGTCGTTGCCGCCGATCCCGCATACGCTGCCGGGCTTGTCCGTATCGCCTTCCGTCAGTTCCCACTGCGCGCACAATGCCGCATAGGCGGTGCCCGCGCTGATGGCCTTCGTTCCCTGGGCTTTCCACTTCAGCCCGATATTCAGCGTTCCCGTGGCCGTCGTCTTCTCGACTCTGAGCCAGAACGGGTACACGGCGAACGGGTAATCGCCGTTCGTCACCGTCTCGGAGATCGTCACTCCCGCCGCGTTCGTGTTCGCTGCCACGGTGCACAGCCCGTTCGTGCAGGAAGAGCCGGTGAGCAGGATCTTCGATCCCGCCGCTACAGAATACGGGATGTGGTTCCCCGCCGCCGGGCTGGAGATGGTCACGGTCGAGCCGGACGAGACCGTCGCCGTGCCGTCCGACGGCATCATGTCGCGCGTGATCCGCCCGCCGTTCCAGCCGTTGAATCCGCCGTCCAGAAATTCCGCGGGCCATGGCTTGTCGGGGTCCGCGCTGTCGCTCTGCTTGTGCGCCACAGAGCCCTGCGCGCACTCGATGTCCACGTATCCGATGACGCCCGCGGCATTGACGAGGCTGACTCTTGCCGTCCGGTTGGCTGCCGTGGCGTCGTCGCCGGAGCAGTACGCGATGATCCCCAGGTTGTCGAGGGTCGCGTTCGGGAACGCGAAAATGCCGTTGCCCGAGAACGGCGCGCCGTTCATCGGCGGGAAGATGTCCACCGGATTCGTGGAGCCGGTGATCGTGCCGTAGTTCGTCAGCGATCCGTTCGCCACCCGGTCCGGGTTCGTCCAGCCGCTTCCCTGCGCGTAATACGAGGCGAACGCCTTGCCCCCTGTATTGCTGGTGAAGCCGTTGTCGCCTGTTCTCGGCAGGATCTTCAGCGGCAGGCCGCTCAGCGAATCCGTATAGACGTTGTTCTTTCCCGCCAGCGTCCAGTCAATTTCCGGCCAGTTGCGGTTGCCGTACTTCGCCGCGTCGAAGGGCACGCTGCGCGCCGGCCGCGTCCCCCATGGCGGGGCGCCGGTCTGGAACGTGACGGACGCTGTACAGCCCGCGCCGGTTGTCTCGAGCGTGTACGAAGACTCCGCACGCAGGGCGCCGCCGCCCTCCTGCTGTCCCAGCGTCACTACGCGCGCTCCGTTCGCGCGGGTGAAATAGTCCGGCAGCGTGGAGAGGTCCACGCCGTTGACCGAAGGATGCACTTCCCCGTCCGCCCGCGTGAGCGTGCCGGTGCAGGTTCCCGTCGCGCCTTTGATGACGGCTATCGCCTGAGTCGATGTGGCGTTCGTAACCACCGCCGTCGCCGCGTGCAGCAGGGCGGGGAGAAAGAGCAGAAGGAGATTTCGCATTAGTTGACTGCCGGGTACCGGATGACCGTGTATTTCGTGAGGGTGAGCGTCTCGGCCGGGTTGGCGATCAGCCCGCGCAGCTCGAGCGTCATTCCCGCGCTCGTGTCCTCCGACGTGGCGAAGGCCGCCGTCACCGGGACCGATCCCACGCCCCCGTTGGCGCGGATGTGATACGTCGCGTGCTGCTGGCTCGTGCTGGACAGGATGTTGATCGTCCAGCGGTAGGTGTGGACCAGGTCCCCCGCCGAGGCCCAGTTGTTGTCGATGACCGTCGTCGAGCCGATCCGCATGGAGGTCGTCGGCAGATGGCTCGTCCCGCCGGTATGCGTGTAGACGGCTTCGATCTCGTACCGCTCGCCCGCCGAAGGCGGATCGAGGGAAATCGTCTCCAGCACCGTGGACCCGGAGGACGTCGTGCTGGTGCCGTCCAGCTTGTTCTTCACCACCTCCGGAGCGTTCGCGCTGCTGCCGGATGCCGCCGCCGACGTGGTCTTGTTCGCCCCGTCATACTCGATCGTGATGTTGTCGCCTTCCTGCTCGCAGGCCGGCGCGCTGCGCCCGTTCCAGAGCGATGTGACCGCGGTGATGTTGTCCGAGCTGGCAGTAACCTTCGCGATGGGTATCGCGCAGTTCGGAATTTCTCCTGCCGTATCGGAGGTGATGCCGGTCAGCGTGCCCGATCCCCACGTCAGATCGGCTGACGAGACGATGTACCCGGGGCCGGAGCCGCCGAAGTAGATATAGGCGTCGCCGGTTCCGGTCGGGCCCTGGACGCTGAACGCCGCCCCGGAAGAGACGCTGGTCGACTCGCCGCCGCGCCTCAGGATGAACGCCCGCGTCGTCGTGAAGCTGGCCGTGTCGGTGCCGCTGTCGAGCGTCGCCGTGTACGGGTTGTTGATCTGTTGCAGCAGCCAGCTGAAGTTCGTGTTGATCACCGCGCGCGAATTCGTGATCAGGTCCGAGCCCTGGATGTCGGTGATCTGCGCGCACACGGGTATCGCCAGCGCTGCCAGCAGCAGAAGGATTCTCATTGGGTTGTTTTGTTTGTCTAGGAAGCCATCCAGCCGGAGCCGGAGTGGCCGAACTGATATTCGCTGCGGACTTTCTTCGTTGCCTGCGGGCCGACTTTCTGCGCGAAGGTCAGGGCGAGGGCGTCGCCGTAATCCGGAGAGTCGAGGCCCCGTTCCTTCATCTTGTCTTTCTTCTCGAGGAAGAGCCGGTCCTGATTGTCGTGCCAGTATCCCGGGCCGGTCAGGTCAATCTCGAGCCGCGGGTCGTTCGGGATGCAGCCTTTTTTCAGCCACTCTCTTAATTCGCCCCACATCCAGCTGCGCATGTTGGCGAACTTCGCGTCGTTCGGCTTGCCGCCGAACTGAACTCCCACAACATTACGGTGACCGAGCTGCCTGATGCGGTCCACGATCGGCCCGCCGATCCCCGACTCATCGATGAACATCATGGCGATCTTCTGCCCGCCGAAGTCCTTCGCTAATTGCTCAACGGCTATACTCACCAGCCGCATGCTGTCGCGCGAATCCTCGCCGGATATTCTTACCGGCGGGATCGATCTTGCATCCAGACCTCGTCTGAACACGAAGTAGCAGTCGTCCCCGCCGCCCCTTGCCACGTCCAGCCCGCACACCAGCGGATCGTCCGGCATCGTGACCAGCGGGCGCATCTGGGCGTCGTACACCAGGTCCTGCCCGATGTACTGCGCATCGGATGCTCTCGGAGGAAGCCCTCTCACGCGGACTCTCACAAAGTCCGAGTCCTCGCCTCGCTCCCGAATCCATTCCTCTATCTGGTGTTTGTTCGTGATCGCGCTTTTCCGCGAGTCGATCGAGCCGTGATTCCAGAGATGGCGCTGCGAACCGAAATTCGCGCGGTAAAACTGTCCGGAAGACTGCGTCGGGTTCCCGAACATGAATATGCACGGGGACCCGTCGCTAAGTCCTCCTTCGGCGACGTCGAAGATTTGGTCGGGTATTGCGGAGGCCTCATCGAACAGGTACCAGCTCGTTGAGTCCGCGGCATGTTGCCCGGCGAAACTTTCTGACGTCTCCTTCCTCGCTGTAGCCGCAGAAACCTTCCAGGATTCCTTGTACT